GAGCAGAACATTGAAAAAATGGTGGACGTGCCGGAGAACATCCGGTGCGATTTTTCCCTGACCTGCCACGGCGACAGCATGGTAGATGCCGGCATCCACGATAAAGACGTGGTGTATATCCGCATCCAGCCGGAGGTTGAGAACGGAGAAATCGCCGCAGTGCGCATTGATGGTGAAGCTACCCTCAAGCGGGTATATTACAACCCCGGCACGCTGACCCTGATGCCCGCAAACCCGGCTTATGCGCCCATGATCTACACCGGCCCCCAGCTGGAAGAGGTGCACATTGAGGGCAAGGCCGTAGGCTCGACGCACTGGGTAGGGTGAAAAGCGATATTTCACTAAAATTTGCGAAAAATAACCAATAATTGATTATTTTGCAAAATGAGTTGACAAAATCAACAAAAACGCATATAATAGGGGTGCATCTTTACAGGATGCCGTCAGAAACATGATGTTTCAAAATGCTTAACAGACCCCTGGTAGTAAGCCCCCCGCCGATATGGGGAAGGCTGAATCCTGGGGTCTTATTTTTTACCAAAGGAAGTGTAACACAAATGGCAAAGACAGCAATTCTGGTTGATGGCGGCTTTTACCGCAAACGTGCAGCCCACTTGTGGGGCAAAAAGACCGCCGAGGAACGTGCGAAGGAACTGAATGCTTACTGTATGGCTCACCTTCACGATAAGGACGGCAACGAGGAGCGTCAGCTGTACCGCATTTTCTATTACGATTGTGAGCCAGTAGGCCGCCGCAGCGTGTACCACCCGCTGACAAAGAAGAATGTGGATTTGGACAAATCTGATACTTATACATGGACGCAGACCTTTTTGGAAGAATTGCGGAAGCGCAGAAAATTTGCACTCCGCCTTGGTACATTGTCCAACCAAATAGCCTACAATCTGCGCCCGGATGTGACCCGCAAGCTCCTTGCTGGCACAAAGCAGCTGGAAGAGCTGACCGAGGACGATTTCGTTTTTGTGGCTCAGCAAAAGGGCGTGGACATGCGTGTTGGTGTTGATATTGCGTCACTCGCGTATAAGAAGCAGGTTGATCAGATCATTCTGATTGCCGGTGACAGTGATTTTGTCCCCGCTGCCAAGCTTGCCCGACGGGAGGGCGTGGACTTTATCCTTGACCCGATGTGGGCTGATATCAAGCCTGATCTGTTTGAGCATATTGACGGCCTGAAGAGCCAGTGGCGTAAGCGCAGCGAAAAAGCTGAAGCGAAGAAGTAAGGCCAAACAATGTGCAAATTTTGCACATTGCTTCCAGCCGTTGCAAAATCTGCAACAGCTCAATAAAAACAAAAAACGCCCCGGTGCTACCAACACCGAGAGCGTTTGCAGAGTGGCTTGCCCCAGAGGGTACAATCCAACATGAACACTTGTATTGTACCACCTCCGGGCAGGCTTGTCAAAGTGTACCCTTGTGTATGGAGGTGGATTTTATGAAAAAGAGAACCAACACGGCATTTTGGGTCGAGAAGGAAAGCCGCTGGTGCATCGCGGTGCAGAAGAACGGTACCCGCAAGCGCTTTTACAGCAGCACGCCGGGCCGCACCGGCCAGCGGGAAGCCAACGCAAAGGCCGATGCCTGGCTTGACGATAGCATCAGAGACGGAAAAAAGAAGGTAGCTGCCCTCTATGCCCAGTGGGTAGAAGAACTGAAGCTGACTTGCGGGACATCCTATGTGACACAATGCCAGCGTTACGGGGACTGCTATATCCTGCCGACCTGCGGGAACATCCGCATTGACGAGCTGACCGAGGGCGACCTTCAAAAGGCAATCGACGTTTCGTTCCGGAAGCGCTCACAGAAAAAGAACCAGCGCAAGCCCATCTCAAACCAGCCGTTGAGCCGAAAGACGCTTATGACGATTCGGGCGGCGGAAACGGCCTTTGTCAAGTGGTGCAGAAGGAACAAGTACACGACACTGCATCCTGATCTGTCTATCCCGAAGAATGCGAGAATGGGAAAACGCACAATTCTTCAGCCCACCGCTCTGAAGGTGCTGTTTAGCGTAGATCCCCGTACCTACTACGGAAAGCCGGTATTTGACGAGTACATCTACGCCTATCGCTTTGCAGTTGCGACCGGCCTGCGCCCCGGGGAGCTGATTGGTCTCTGGTATGGTGACATCAAAGGGAACACGGTCAACCTTCGGCGAAGCATCAACGTGCACCGGGAACAGACGACCGGAAAAAACGAAAATGCAATCCGCTCTTTTGACATGGGCAAGGAAGCTCGCGAGGCATACGAGCAGCTTCTGAAGGCTCAAGGTATACTTCTGAACTACAATACCCCGCTGTTTCAGATCCCGTCAGAACACGCGCTCTATCGCCGCTGGGAATCCTATCAGGAAGCAAACGGGCTTGAGCCGAAAGTTTCACTTTACGAGCTGCGGCACACCTTTGTCAGTGTTGAATCCAGCGTCCTGACTGACAGCCAGCTGAAGATGCTCGTGGGCCATAGCAAGAACATGGACACTGCCGGAGTGTATCGGCACGAGCTTGACGGTCAGAGGGAAGATCTTGCTGCCGCTACCACCGCGGCATTCAAAAAGGCACAGGCCTGACTCTGGTAACAGTTTTGGTAACACTCTTTTTTGTAAACGTAGCAAAATACATGGGTTACAAACCAACCCCACTACATTTTTAGCAAGTGTTTAGGCGCGTTGCAGATATGTTTTTGACGTCACTCAATCATTTTTTGTTGTTCGACTCCCATCGCCTCCACCAACAGCAGCCTGAAATTAACCTAGTTGTGTTAATTTC